GGGGGAGGAGTGAGGACGTGAGCAAGGCAATCAAGGTGGGCGACGTGGTGCGCCTAAGGAGCGGTGGGCCCGAGATGGTGGTCGACGTGGTGCGTGACGAAGCCATTGGGTGCAGCTGGTTTCCGAGCGTGGACAACGGCCGCGAGACGATGTTCGAGCGACAGCCCGAGTCAGCGCGGTTTCACGTCAACGCCCTCAGCGTCGTGAAGGCGGCCAAGACGGAGAGCAGTGGCACCGTCTTCATCAACTGCAACGCGCCGCCCTACACGCTGCTGATCGTGGGCATGGATCTGGCCGACTGCGCCGAGGCGACGATCCCCACGGACGTGCCCAGCCGTCGCGAGACGGTGCGCGCCACGATTGGCGAGCCGCTGACCGGGCGACCGGTGGACCGCGTGCTCCACGGGCCGCGGCTCCAGGCGCTGCTCGACCAGGACACGGACGAGGTGCAGCGCGCCCACAACTGGCACCGCGACGTGGTGCTGACGCGGGTGAAGCCGTGAGCGGTGAGGCGAAGGCCCCGAGCATCTTCGACGACCTGCTGACGCCGCCGAAGCGCGCGCAGGCGGTGTTCGTAGCGAACATGGGCATCCGGCCAGGCGCGATCGCGTTCCTGCGCCGCACGCCGGACGGCGCCGAGCTCATCATGACCAGCGGCCACCGGCACGAGCTGGCAATGGACGAGGGCGCCTTCGTTCTTCTCGCCGCCGGGTGGTGGGCCGCTGAGACCGGCACCTCGCTCCCCGAGGCCGGCAAGGTCGTGCATGACGCCATGGAGGCGTACGAGGCGGTCATGCGAGGCGAGTCGTGACCGTCCGCGAACTCATCGAGGCCCTGTCCGACTTTGACCCCGACGCGCTGGTGGTCACCCCGAACGAGGCCGGCGCCGCCAGCGAAATAGCCTGCGCACGGGTCGGCACCTACCACCCGCACGACTGGTGCGTCTTCGTCCCCGAGGGACGCGATCCGGCGGGCGACCCGGCCGTCCCTGCGGTGGAGTTGGCATGACCAACACCACCAAGTTGCGCCGCGTCGCCGATGAGGAGCCGCTCGGCACCGTGGTCGAGGTCCGCGACGACGGCACCGTGCGCATCGCCATGAGCTTCGCGCAGGCGCGCCGAGCCATGGAGGCTGGCATCGAGTTGACCGGACCGTGGGCCGCCATCGCGTGGTTCCTCGGCAAGGAGGGCACGTGACCACCCCCGACGAGTTCCGCCGCGTCTTCCGCGCAGCCTGCGCGGGCGAGCTGCCGCTCACCCTCGGTGAGGACCCGGACCGCTACTGCGGCGTCGTCGACTACGAGGTGGCCGGCTGGCGCTTCGGCGTCTTCTGGGACTGCGGCGACTGGGACTACATCGACTACGTGACGACGCCCGAGGGCCGCCGTTATGAGCTGTGGGACGAGCCGCACCACGGACTCGGTGGGCCCGACGAGTGGGGCGAGCTGGTGGACCTGTGGCCCGAGTGCGACGAGGCGACCGAGGCGCCAACGCGGTCGTGCGCAGCTGGCCGTTTGGCGACGGGTCCCGCGAGCCGGCGCCGTGCAACTGCAGCTGGAAGCCCACGGCGCCGTCCGACCTCAACGAGCGAGGCGAGTCGTGACCGTTCTCGACCGACTCATGGTCGCCCTGTTCGTGTTCCACGCGCTGCGACCCCGACCCACACAAGGAGCCAAGCAGATGACCGAAGATGAGACGTGGCAGCGCCTGACCCACATGAGCGACGCCGAGTGCATGGCGCTGCTCGAATGGGTGATCGCACCGTGGACGCCAGTGCCCGACCGGCTCGACGTGTTCAGCGCGTCGACTGGGCGACACGCTACGAGCGACACGACCGACCCCATGATCCGCTGGGAGAGCGGCGAGGCTATCCACGCGGACATCGAGCGGCTGTTGAACGAGCGGCTGTCGGTGGACTTCCTCGACTCGCGGGAGCGCAAGCGGTGACCCACCTCGCACTCCTCCACCTCGCCACCGGCACCGCGCCGACCGAGCTCGAGCGCGACGAGCAGGTCGCGCTGGCGTGGTCGCTGGCTGAGGAGCTGCACGACATCGGCCCCGTGGCCGCGCACGGGCGCCTCGCGTCCATGCTGCCACGTCGGGCCGGGTTCGCCGCGCGGGCGGCCCTGTGGGCGCTCGTGGCGGCCGTGCGCATGGCCTACGTCCGCGGGGACCGCGACGCCGTGGCGGCATGCTTCGGGGTGAGGGGGCGGGGGTGGTGACCACCATGGGCCGCACCGAGGCCGAGGCGCTGGCATGGCTCGACCGCGTGGCGCCGGTGCGTCTGGAGCGCGCCAAGGAGCGCCCGGACCTCGCGTCGGTGTTCATGCACGCGTGCATCCTCGAAGCGCGGGAGGCTGACCGCATGGGGTGGCACGACGTGGTCAACCAACTGTTCTTTCTCTGGGACCGGCTGGACCCCTAAACGCGAAACGCCCCACCGAAGTGAGGCGCCGCGGTCCTGCCAGACGTGGCCCAACCCGCTGAATATGCTATGATTTACGCACTCAACAGAGCAATGCCCCGGCGTCGTTGGCGCGACCCGGGGCGTGGCCCACAGGACTCAGGAGGTCCCATGGACGAGCAGACGATCGCACGCTTTCGATCCAAGATCGAGAAGCAGACCAAGGTTACCTCACCGCATGTCAGCACCCCGTGCTGGCTGTGGAAGGGCGGCACTATCGGGCCGTACGGGAGATTCTACTGGAAGCGCGAGACTGAGCGCGCACACCGCCTCGCGTTCCGGCTGTGGGTCGGCCCGCTGACGCCGGGACTGCACGTTTGCCACCGATGCGACACACCGCTCTGCGTGAACCCGGACCACTTGTTCGGCGGGACGAACGAAGACAACCACCGCGACAAGATTCGCAAGGGCCGTCAGGCCAAGGGCGAAGCCGCATCGGGCGGTCGCAAGGGGACCGGCACCGTCACCAGCGACCTTGCCCGAGCGGTGCGACTGGCCGCGGATGTTGGGGTTAGGCAAGCGGACATCGCGCGAGCGACCGGCATCCATCGCTCGACCGTGAGCCTGATCGTGCGTGGCAAGGTGTGGAGGTACGCAGGTGGACCGATTGGCAAGCGCCAGCATGCGCCCAGGGCCAAGGCCCGCGGAGTGAGACACGGCGGTTCCAAGCTGGACCCGGCAAAGGTCCGGGAGATTCGTCGACGATTTGCGGAGGGTGAGTCCGCGACGTCGATCGGTCGCAGCATAGGCGTGGTAGCGGAGACCGTTCGGTCGGTCGCACGGCGGAAGACTTGGAAGCACGTGCCGTAGGCGCGAGATGGGAGTGGATTGTGGGGGCAGCAGAGGACGCGTTCGCGAAGGCGGCGCGGGAATACGCGACGACTGCGGCGAGGAACGCCGAGTCCACTTGGCTGAGCACCAGCGAGGTGGCCGAGCACGTCGATCGTTGCGAGAAGACGGTCCGACGCTGGATCGAGCAGGGCTACTTCCCGAACGCGTGGCGCGTCCCCGGCGGCCGCTGGCACGTCCCGTTGGCCGATGTGGTGCGCCTCAAAGAGCGAACCCGCGCCAGGAAGAGCGGAAGTTAGCGGACATTGCGAACCACAACGTAACTATGTGCCATTGCGTGGGCCCGATTTCCAGGCTACGTAAACGGTACATTTCACACGTGCGCCCGAGCAACATCGGGCACTGAAGCCTCGACGTTTTCGTCGGGGCTTTTTGCGTTGGAGGGCTGGATGGAGAGCGGAGCACACACCGAGTCCGGCGGACTGCTGACCACGATCGACGTGGCCGAGTTCGTCGGCAAGACCCCGAAGACCGTTCGGAAGTGGCTGGACCGCGGCTACTTCCCGAAGGCCTTCCGGCCGCCCGGTGGCCAGTGGCGCGTGCCGCAGAGTGACGTCCACGAGTTCCTCAACCGCATGAGCAGCGGGCGGCGCCGATGAGCTTCGCCGACGAACTGCGTGAGGATATGAGCCGCTACGACCTGACCATTCGCGAAGTGGCCCGCGGCGCCAGGGTCAACCGCCTGACCGTGCGCCGGTGGCTGACCGGCGAGTCGGAGCCGCAGCGGTCCACCCGTGAGCGCTACGATGACTTCATCGGGATTCAGGAGCACCGGCACAACCCGCCGCTCTACGATGCGTTGAGCGACATGGGGCCGGCTGAGCGCGAGTGCTTGCTGGCCGACATCAACAGCCGCCAGGGCTACGACGCCATCTGGTAGATCGTGCTCACCTTCCCCCACCTCCGCACCCGCGAGCAACGCCGGGCGGCGGTGCTGCGTGACATGCTCGACGTCACGATCGACGAGTACGTGACCGGGCCCGGCGGTGAGCGCGTCGACTACCGTGTTCCGCTCAGCGACGAGATTCGCCTCGTGCTCCACCTGCGAGCGAGCGAGGGCCGCTGGTGCGAAGCATGAAGCGCTGCGACACCGGGGGCTGTGACCAGCCGACCGAGCACCGCTGGTGCGCTGAGTGCTGGCTGGCGTTCGAGGACTTCGTGCGCGACCAGGCCGCCGAGCCTGACGCGGCGCTCGCGTTCGCGACGCTCGACGACGAGGCCGAGCGGTGAGCCGCGGCCCGTCAGAGGCCGACCTCGAGTCCATCGAAGCGGCCATGCGTCTGGGCGTCGGGTACACCGTCGCCCTGCGCAAGGTCTGCGGCATCTCGGCTCGCACCTGCATTCGCTGGCGGAAGGCCGGCGAGCGCGACCTGGAGGCCGGCGAGGACACGCCGCTTGCCGAGCTCGCCCGCGTCATCGCGCGCCACGAGGGCGCCCGCATCGCCGCGGCAGAGACGCTCGTGCATGGCCAGGTACTCAGCCCGGCCAAAGACCTGGCCACGAAGGACCAGCTTCACAACGCGCGCTGGATCCTCTCGAAGCTCTGCCGCGACGAGTACGGCGACGAGATCTCGATCAAGGTGCAGGGCGCCGTCGAGACGCTGCTGACGCAGGTCGAGCCCCACATGCCCCGGCAGTCGTATGCAGACCTCCTCGCAGCCCTGGCTACCGTCGCGGGAATGGATTTCGGAGCGGGCGACGAAGACGGCGACGACGCCGAGGATTCCCTCCCTCTGCACTAAGCCCCTCGCCACATTCATCCCGGCCACGACGGCCGGCCGCTTCGTCGACCCGTACTGGCTCGCCGAGGTCAAGGATGCGTTCGCCGACGCCGAGCGCGCCCTACGTGACCCGACGCGGAAGCCCGTCTTCATCATCCTCTCGGTGCCCCCGCAGCACGGGAAGAGCACGCTCACCTTCTCTTGGCTCGTGCGGCTCCTGGGTCGCTACCCCCACCTAAATCACGCGTACGTCACGTACGGACAGAAACTCAGCGAGAAGCAGTCCCGCAAGGCGCTGCCCATCGCGCGGGCGGCCGGCATCGAGCTCGAGCGCGACACGCTCGACTTCTGGGCCACCAAGGTCGGCGGCTCCATCGCCTGGACCTCCATCGGCGGCCAGCTCACCGGCGACCCGGTCAGTGGGATCGCCGTCATTGACGACCCGTTCAAGGACCGCAAGGAGGCCGAGAGCCCGACGGCGCGCGAGACCGCGTGGTCGTTCTATCAGGACGTTGTCGACACCCGCTGCCACCCGCAGGCGTCGCAGATCGTCATCGCCACCCGGTGGCACGTCGACGACCTCAGCGGGCGGCTCCAGAAGGAGCAGCCGGGGAAGTGGCGGGTCATCAACCTCCCGGCCATCGCGCTCGACGATGAGGGCGCCGAGCACGCCCTGTGGCCCGAGGGTCGGCCGCTCGACTGGCTCCGCGAAAAGCGCCGACAGCGCACCGAGTACGAGTGGGCGTCCATGTACATGGGCGAGCCCATCCCAAAGGGCGGCTCGCTCTTCGAGGTGGCCACCACGTGCCGGCTCGCCGACATCCCGACCGCCGGGCGCGTGAGCATCGGCGTCGACCTCGCCTATAGCGCCAAGACCGCGCACACCGACTACAGCACCGCGGTCGTGCTTCGAGAGCACGGCGGCAAGGTGTATGTGGTCGAGACCCGACGCCTCCGTGTCGAGGCCCCCGAGTTCCGCTCCATCCTCACCGACCTCCGCGACCGCTACAACACGACCCCACGCTGGCACGCCTCCGGACTCGAGAAGGGCCAGGCCGACTGGTTCAAGCGCGACGGCCTGCCGATCAAGGTCGTCAACGCGACGACCGACAAGTTCCAGCGCGCGCTCCCCGTGGCCGCCCGGTGGAACGCGGGCGAGGTGCTCGTCCCCTTCGATGCTGAGTGGTCCAAGACCTTCCGTGAGGAGGTCGAGTCCTTCACCGGCGTCGGCGACCGACACGACGACCAGGTCGACGCGCTCGCCAGCGCGTTCGATGGGCTGCCGAAGGGCAGCGGCAAGCCGCTCACGGGCGGCTCGCGCACCTTCGCCGGCCCCATGACCCCGCCACGGTCATGCGACACCCGCCAGGGCGGCCGCGGCAAGTGGCTCCCCAGGTAACCCCATGAGCACCGGCCGAGTCACGAAGCTGCGCGGAGGAGCCGGCGGCGCCCGCATTCCGTCGGGCCGACTCGCCCAGCCCCAGAACATCGGGCGGTGGCTTCGGTCGAGCACGGTCGGCGTCACGCCCGCCCGCCTCGCGGCCGTCATCAGCAGCGCCGAGCGCGGCGACCTCGAGGACTGGGCTGACACCGCCGAGGCCATGTTGCGGGACGACCCGCACCTGCGCAGCGTCTACGAGACCTTCATCCGGTCGGTCATCTCGGCCGAACTCCGCTTCGAGCCCGCCGACGACAGCCCCGAGGCGCAGCGCGCCGCCGACTTCTGCGCCGAGGCGTGGGACGCCATTCGCGGCAGCGAGGTCACCTTGGAGCACCTGCTCCACGCCGAGGGCGTTTGGGCAGGTGTCGTCGAGCACGACTGGAAGCCGGCGCGCACCTCGCTCGGCACGGCGTGGCTCTCGGTCCGCCAGTTCAAGATCCCCGTCCGCGACGTCAAGCTCGATCAGGACTGGGTGCCCATGGTGCGCACCTGGGAAGGCGGCCTTGAGAAGTGGCTGCGCGTCGACGAGGAGCCCAACGCGTGGATCGCCCACGTGCCCGGCGGCGTCGGCCTGCCCCCGCAGCTCGCGGGCGCGCTCATGGCCTGCGCCTGGTCGTGGCTCTTCAAGAAGTGGGCGGTCAACTTCCGCCAGCAGGGCCTGGAGCGCTTCGCCTCGCCCATCGCCGTCGGCAAGTCTGACGAGAGCGCGAGCTCCGAGGCGCGCGCCGCGTTCCTCTCGGCCCTCGAAGACCTCAGCGCCAACGGCGCGATCGTCCTCGAAGGGGACCAGGAGCTGACGCTCGAAGGCATGGGCGGCGACTCGTCCGGTGCGTCTCAGTGGCAGGAGTCGATCCGCCACATGGAAGACGAGATGACGAAGGCCATCCTCGGCTCGACGCTCAACGTCGAGGTGGGCGACACCGGCGGCAACCGCGCGCTCGGTGAGTCGCAGTTCTCGACCACCATCCTCCCCCGCCTGCAGGCCGCGGCCAAGCGCCTCGCCGAGACCCTGCGCGACTGGTGGGTGCGGCCCACCCTCGAGATCAACGCCCGCCTCTTCGGCGGCGTCCCGCCGCTGCCCGAGCCCGTCTTTGGCCTGGAGCAGGAAGAGGCGCCCGTCATCACTCAGATGCACGTGGACGCCGAGGTCATCACGGCGAACGAGCTGCGCGCGAGCGCCAACCTGGAAGCGTGGGAGGGCCCCGAGGGGCAGCGCATCGTCAAGCCCGCCGCCGAGCCCGGCGGCGGATTCTTCAGCCAGGACGAGGGCCAGGAGGTCGGCAAGCCCGCCGCCCCTTTCGCCCGGATCCCGGCGGCGCGCCGGCAGCTTCCCCTGCCGCTGACGTCCACGCCGCGGACTTCGCCGACGTCCTCCGACTCTCAGACGCGGACCAGCGCCGTGCCGTTTCCGCCATCGGGAGGCCCCGCGAGACCGCGCTGAGGGGCGCGCTCCAAGCCCTCGACACCATCACGCCGCACCTCGACGCGCTCGCCGCCGCTCTCGGCAGCGTGGGCACCGAGAGCGAGGCCGAGCGAGTGCTCGCCACGCTGCAGCGCGAGATGGAGAACGACCCGCGGATGGCTGACGCCATCTGGCAGGCCAACGCGAAAACGAACCTCGCGGGCCAGCTCTTCATTCGCGACATCGAGCACCCGGCCGCGCGCAAGCACGCGCTCGCCGACACGCCCCCGCCGACCTTCCTCAACCTCGACTTTCGCGAGGCCATCGACTTCTTCGCGGCCCGCAATATCACGACCCCCGAGGCGCTCGAAGCGCTCCTCGACTCCGAGCGCTTCCGCTCCTTCAGCGTGGCCAAGGCCATCAGCGAGGCGGTGGTCCGCAAGGCATTCGAGCGCATCCAGGCCGCGCTACGCGGCGAGGGCAGCCTCGCCAACTTCATCGAGGAGCTGAGCGGCGGCGTGGACGCGGGCGGTTACCCCGGCGGCGTCAAAGCCTACCTCGAGAACGTCTTCCGAACGAACACGAGCACCAGCTACAACGCCGGCCGCTTTCAGCAGCAGGTCGAGCTCGCAGGCGACGACGACCTCGTGTGGGTCTATTCGACCGCTGGCGACAATCGCGTCCGCGCGAGCCACGCCGCGCTTGACGGAAAGGCATGGCCGGTCGGCGACGCCGAGGCCCGGACGGTCTACCCGCCGAACAGCTTCAACTGCCGTTGCATCATCTACATCGCTGAGCGCGGGGACGTGGATCCCGGCGCGCTCTCCCGCGCGGTCGACTCGACCGACGCCATCACCGACGGCTTCCGCGGTGCCCCCGGCGACGCCATCGCCGACGAGGCGGCGCGCGCCTGACCCACCCCACCCGCAACCGAGACCGTGAGCGAGCCGCCGGCTCGCATGAAGCCGAGGCCGGCCGCGCGGAACGAGGACCCCCATGAGCGACTCCACCCCCTGCACTCTCGACATCGTGTACCGGCGCTACGAGCGGCCGGAGCGCGACGGCTGCACGTTCCTTCTCCACCGCGCGGCCGACAGTCAGCGCGTCGCCAAGGGGCGCTTCCTCCCCGACGGGAGCCTGGAGCTGCGCGACGGCGCGGTGCCCGACAAGCCGAACATGGCCGCGCTCACCGAAGCCGCGCTCGCGTTCCAGAGGGCCGAGAACAAGGCCAACGCCGCCGACGCCTGCAAGGCCGCGTTTGCCAAGGCGCTCGAGCCCAAGCCCGAGCCGAAGCCGGCCGCGAAGCCGAAGGCCGAGAGCAAGCCACGCCCGCAGCCGCCCAAGGCCGACGCCAAGAGCTGACCCGTGCCCATCCACCTCTTCACGACTGAAGCCGACCTGGCGACGGTCCGGCGGCTCTCCGTCCGCAGCGCGATCGGCGTGTCCGCACGCCACGCCCTCGCCGACGGCAAGCGCACGGTCTGGAACCAGGTCGCCTATGAGGGCGAGTGGCTCGGCCACAGCGCGGGCGAGTTCGAGTTCACCCGCGCGGTGTTCGAGCAGATCGTCGCCAACTTCGAGCGCCGCGCCGACCCGCTGCCGCTGACCTACGGCCACCCCGACGGCGAGACCGCCTCGTACATGGGCGCGGCCGGCTGGATTCACGCGCTCAAGGTCGGGATGGACGACGAGGGCCGCGTCGGGCTCTTCGCCGAGATGGAGTTCACCGAACGCGCCGCGGGCCAGATCAAGGCTGGCGAGCAGCGCCATTGCAGCGTCGTCGTGAGCTTCGACGCCATCGACGAGAAGACCGGCGAACCCATCGGCGCGGAGCTCTACGAGGTCGGCCTCGTCCTGAGCGCCTTCGTCGACGGCATGCGCCCTCTCGCGGCCAGCGGCCGCAATCGAATCACTGCCCCCGCTCATGGCGGGACCAACCCGAAAAGGAGCCTCGCCATGGACGCGAAGGAACTACTGGAAAAGGTCAGCGAAGAGCTGCCCGACGGCGCCGACGTGGAGCAGCTCAAGGCGCTCATCGACGCCGAGCACGCCAAGCAGAAGGCCATCGAGGGCGAGGGCGACGAGCCCGCCGAAGACGCCCCCGAGGCCAGCGCCGAGCCGCCCGCAATGGGCAAGGATGGCGGCGAGGGTGACGAGCCCGTCGCCGCGTCGGACGACAACGGCGCAGCCCCCGTCGTCGAGGCCATGGACGGCGAGGGCGCCTCGAGCCCCGGTGTCGATGCCATCGTCGCCGAGATCAGCGCGCAGGGCGGTGACGCCGACAGCGTGGCGGTCGACGCCTTCCTCTCCGAGTACGCGGCCGAGATCGCCAGCAAGTTTCTCGGCGCCCCCGGCGACGGTGGCGCGGCCGAGGAGTCGGCGGCCGAGGAGATGAGCGCGCTCAGCCGCAAGGTCGAGGCAAGCGAGATCACCATCGAGTCGCTGCAGACCAAGCTGGCGAACGAGACCGCTCGCGCGAACGAGTTGCAGAAGACGCTCGACGGCCAGCGAGACGCCGAGCTCGGCAAGCAGATCGACGCGGCCATCGAGTGCGGCGCCGTGCCCAAGGAGCGGCGCGAGTCGCTGCTCAAGCTCGGCCGCGCGGACCGCGAGACCTTCGACGCGACCCTCGCGACCGTCACCGAGAACGCCCCGCCGAAGGGCGTCCCCACCCGTCGCAAGCACCAGCCGGCTCAGCCCGGCGCGGACAAGCGCACGCGCCTCAGCAAGAGCGAGCAGATCGCCGCGCTGTCGAGCCGTGAGCGCTACTTCTACGAGAGCCAGAGCGCCCTCGGGAAGCCGCACGACGAAGCCATCACCGAGGCACGGCGGCTTTCTGCCGCTCGCGCCTGACCCCGAACCCAACCCGAAAGGAATCCTGAACCATGGCAGCTCTTACGGCTGACAAGGCGCGGACCGTCTACGGGACCCCGATCGGGGTCGACGTGCGTGTCGCAGCCTCCACCACTCTCTACGCTGGCGCCATCGCCGTGGGCGACGCTGGCGGCGACGCCGTCGCGGCCACCGATGCCGCCGGCCTCGCTCTTCTCGGCATCGTGACCGAGAAGGTCGACAACTCGTCCGGTGCGGACGGCGACAAGACCGTCGTCGTGCAGCGCGGGCACATCGAGAAGCTCAACCACTCGGCCCTCGTCCAGGCGGACGTCGGCAAGAACGTGTTCGTGAGCGACGACAACACGGTCTCCGACTCGGCGGCCATGACCAACGACCTCAAGGTGGGAACCCTGGTCGGCTTCGAGGACGGCGACGCCCTCGTGCTGATCGGTGTCTTCGCCGACGTGGACGCCTGAAGGAACTGACCAATGAGCGGTATCACTGATTTCGCAGACAAGCTCGCGGCGGCCAACACGGCCTACGTCGAGACTTTCGACTCCATCGAGATTTGGCCGGGGAGCTTCCAGTTCTTCACCGAAGACGTGGGGAACATCAACGCCACCTCGATGAGCATCGGCTACACCGAGGACCTCGCCCAGGCCCGGACCATGAAGCCGGGGCAGGATCGAGCGTTCGACGGCCTGCGCGCCTACGCGGCCAGCTACGACCTCGAGGAGGTCTACGCTGCGCTGCGCCTGGAGCGCATCAAGGTCCAGAACGACAGCTCGGGCCGCATCACTCGTGAGCTGCAGCGCTTCGTCCAGCGAGGCGCCAGCATCATCAACACGAAGGTGTGGACCAAGCTGACGGCGAACACCGTCACCGGCCCGGACGGCGTGGCTCTCCTGAGCACCGCCCACCCGAACGGCGACGGCGGCGCGACGCAGTCCAACAAGACCACCGACGCGCTCTCCCACGCCAGCTACAACGCCGGCAAGGCGGCCATGCGGTCCTACACCCGTGAGAACGGCGAGGACCTTGACATGACCGCGTCGCACCTCTTCGTCCACCCGGACGAGGAGCGCATCGCCAAGGAGATCACCGGCGCCGAGCGTCCGGTGAGCGTCGACAACGCGGGCGCCGTGGACACCGGCACGCGCATTGGCGTCACCTCCATCACCAACGTCTATCAGGGCGACACCACCGTCGTCGTGACCCCGAAGATCACCTCGGGCGACTGGCTGCTGATGGACCTCACCAAGCCGGGCGTGCGCCCTTGGGCGCTCGGTCACGGCGCGCCCATGCAGGCCGCCTACCCGGACGAGCGCGACGACTACGTCGTGCGCAAGCTCGCGATGCTGGAGTGGGTCATCTCCGGCGACATCGCGCACGGCCCCGGCCACTGGCAGGCGGCCTACGGCAAGCTCAGCTGACCAGCTGAATAGGAAGGAGACCTAGACATGACGACGGCCCCCAAGATGGCTCGCGACTTCAGCTCGCGACCCGAAGACCGCTACCGCTACGAGCCCCGAGCTCGCCTTCGCGTGAAGGTGCGCCCCGCTCGACTGCAGGTCGCCGGTCACATCATCCACGGCCCGGACCCGAAGACTGGCGCCCCTGCTGAAGAGCAGGACATCCTCGTGCCCATGAGTCGAGTCGACGAGATCAAGGCGATGGTCGCCGATCCCGTTCGGCTTCAGGCGGCGCGCGAACACTTCGAGGAGATGCAGGCCGAATGGTGCCGGGACAACCGGCCCGAGACCTCGCCTCACAGCCCCTCGAAGTCCTACTTCGCGATCTTCCGCCGCGACGAGCCGCCCCTCGACTCGTGCGAGGTCATCGAGGAGAACCTCGACCCGCCGCTGAGCGAGGACGACAAGCGCGCCGCGGCCATCGCCCGCAGCGCCTCGCGTGGCCGCGACAGCGGCAAGCGCGCCAGTAAGTAGATCACCCTCCGTCTGGGGGCCGTCGTCGACGTCCCAGACACTCCTCCACCCAGGGGGCGGCCCGCTTTCGAGTAGGCCGCCCCCACTATTAATCGCATGCCCACGTCCTACCTCGACACCGACGACTTCGATGCCTTGGTGGGCGGCCGCACGCGCCTGGTCCTCTTCGACGACTCTGCCGCCGAAGATGGAACGGGCTACTCCTCCACCCTCTTCGATCGCGCCGCGCAGCTCGCTTCCATTCGAGCTCGCGCCGCGATGGAGAACGCCGGCTATTCGCCCGGCGACTCCACCACCGAAGACGGCGTGACCATCGTCGCGCTCGCCGCCCTCATCTCCTTCGCCTTTGGGCGCAAAGGGCTGTCGGTGCCCGAGGCCACGCAGACGATCCTCGCGGACCTCCTCGAGGGCGTGCGCGTGGACGACGTCCCGATCCCGAACCTCTCGCCCTCGTCGGCGGATGGCGTGGGCGGCATCAAGTCGACCGACCGCTCGACCACGAGCACCACCGGCCGGCCGCCCATCTTCAAGGATCTCTATAAGGTCCGGTAGCAGCTCATGGCCGACGTCAAGATCAGCCTCGATCTCGACGACGCCATCCGCGGCCTGGACCGCCTGGCCCTGCCCGTCCTCGAGCGGCTCGGCAACCTCGAGCCCGTGTTGCGCAAGCGCGCGGCCCTGCTCGACGGCGTGGTTCAGACCTCGTTCCGGCAGAGCAAGTCACCGCTCGGTGAGGCGTGGGCCGCCCTCGCGCCGTCCACCGTCGCCGGCCGCCGCAAGAAGTCGAGCAAGCCGCTGGTCGACACCGGGCAGCTTCGGCAGTCGGTGACCATCGTCGCCGGCAAAGACCGGATCACGTTCGGCATCAGCGGCCCCGCGCAGGCCTACGGGCCCGTGCACCAGTTCGGCACCAGCCGCGCCGGCCGCAAGCGCAACGTCAAGATCCCGCGCCGTGCGTTCCTTCCGATCACGCCGCAGAGCGAGACGTCGTTCGCGACCGGGCCCGCCAAGGCGTGGTTCGACAAGACCGGCGAGGCGATCGTCGCCTACGTCCTGCACGGCAAGACCTGAGCTCACCCCATGGCCACACTCGCCACCTCCGCGATCACGACCGCGATTCGCGAGGTCATCGAGGACGGCACGGGCTCCGTCCGCACGATCACCAGCGGCAGCTACCTGCCCGGCGAGACGTCGGCGCGCAGCATCCCGGGCCTGTCGCATGACGCGCTCATCGCGCCCCGCGCCGAGGTGCGGATCGCTGAGACGGCGCGCCACAAGGAGAGCCCGGCGATCACCGGCAGCTTCCAGCTGGTCGCCCTCGAGATCGAGATCCGCCTCGTCCGGTCGCTGACCACGTTCAAGCTGCTCGACCACGACGCGCGGCAAGCCGTCTACGACCTCGCCGCCCGCGACGGCGACGTCCTGGCCCAGGCGCTCACGTACCCCGGCAACCTCACGCAGACCGCCGCCGCGGCCCCCACGGGGCTCGTGAGCGGCTGCCTTCGCACCGACTGGCGCAGCGCCGTCGGGACCGTCGAGGCCGACGGCTCCGACCACGGCCGCCTCGTCACCACCCACCGATTCACCGCGATCGCAAAGGTCGCCCTCGCCACGAGCTGACCCGCCCATGACCATCGAACAGCACGCCATCGCGCGGACCGCCCTGCTCAAGGAGACGGCGTTCGCGACCGACGAGACCGCCACCGGTACGTATCTCGACCTCCCCGTCATCGAGAACTCGGGCCAGCTCACGCTCATCAAAGACGAGCTCGCCGTCGACATCCAGCAGCAGCACCTGTACGGGCGCGCGCTCGCGGTGCTCGGCAAGAAGTCGGCGGCCTACACGTTTCAGGTGCCGTGCTACGGCTACGGGACCGCGGCCGGGGACGCGACCGACTCGGCCGCCGAGGACGCCAACGCGCTGCTCCAGCTGCTCGCCGTGGTCTTCGGCGGCATCGACGCGGAGAACACGGGCTCGACGGTGAACACCGCCGCGAGCTCCACCAGCATCACCCCGACCAGCGCGACCGACTTCCTCGAAGGCGTGCCCATCGGCTGGGCCAACAGCAGCGGCAACGTCGAGGCGCGCGTCATCCGCAACGAGGTCGGCGGGGTCGTCACCGTCAAGAGCGCGTTCAGCGCCACGCCCTCGGGCTCCGACGTTCTGTACGCCGGCACCACGATCTACCCGACGCAGGACCCGACGGACACGATTCAGATGATCGTTGAGGGCGCCGAGCAGTCGGATCGATGGCTGCTCATGGGCGGGCAGCTGTCGGCCGCGCCGCAACTCACGCGAGCCAACGGCGAGGTGCCCATGTGGACGTTCACGCTGACGTTTGCGGATTGGGCCAAGGAGCCGGACGCCGCGATCACCACGGCCTCGTACTCGAACTACTCGCCGACCTACGTGCACGGCGACTTCGCCATGAAGGTCAGCGGCTCGGGCGTCACGACGCACACGCAGTACGACGCGGCCT